CCTTTCACTCCACCGAAATAATTTTTCAGCCCTGTTGCCAGCTTGCTTAATGTCCCGGTGTGTGTAATTGCTTGCGCGCTTGCTTTTGCCGTTCCTGCCCCAAATAAAGCGAAAACTTTTTGCACTGCAAGTCCAGCGCCTTTAATGTCCAGAAATGCAAGTTTCAAGCCTAATGCGCCGATCTTGAATGCTAATAATCCACCGACAACTTTTGTAATTGTCTTTATAAGTTCCGGGTTCTTTTGTGCAAATTCCGAAAATCTTTGCGCAAGCTCTGAAACCTGTTTTGCGGCCTTTGCCAAATGCGGAAGAAATACGCTTCCAAGCGATATGCCTATATCGTTAATCGCCTGTTTCATAATTTTTATCTGGCTTTCCGTTGTTTCATATCGTTTGCTTGCTTCTTCTGCAAGGGCGGTATTTTCTTCCCATGCTTTCGTACCAAGTTCAATTGACTGTGTAAATACGTCGCTTGCTCCTGCTGCTCTCAATAAGGCGTCACGCATACGAACTTCCGTAATGCCCATATCGTCAAGAACTTTTATTGCGGATTCGCCGTTTTCCTGCGCTCTCCCTAAACCTTTAATAAACGCATTAATTGCTCCTGCCGCGTCTTTTTTGAAGGCATTTTGAAATTCTTTAGCCGACATTCCCGCAACTTTAGCAAAGCTTGCTAAATTTTTGTTGCCTGTTTCAACCGCAAGCTGCATGTTGTTCATTACTTTTGAAAATGCCGATCCTCCAGCTTCCGCTTCTATACCTACGCTTGACAACGCGCCTGCAAATGAAAGTATTTGCGCTTCTGTTAATCCTATCTGTCTACCTGCTCCGGCAAGGCGTAACCCCATAGCCGCAATGTCCGATTCGGTCGTTGCCAAGTTATTTCCAAGCGCAACAATCGTTGAACCCAAACGGTCAAAGTTGTTTTGCGACATGCCCGTAATGTTTGCAAACTTTGCTAATGTTGAAGCCGCTTCCTCTCCGGCCAAGTTTGTTGTAACGCCTAAATCGGCCATTGTCCGTGTGAACCCTAATATGCTTTCGGTTTTTATTCCTAATTGCCCGGCAGATTCCGCTAATGCCGCTAATTCAACAACCGATATAGGAATTTCCGTCGCCATTTTTCGGATTCCGTTTTGAATTTCTAAAAGCTGTCGCGGCGTTCCACTTACCGTCTTAAATACTCCGGCCATCGCGCTTTCAAACTCTATCGCCGGTTTTATAGCCCCGCTATAAGTTGCCGCGCCTAAAGCCGTAACAACCCCAACGGTTTTTAATAGCTGTGTACGCGTTGCGCCTATTGCGGCGGCGTTCTTTTCATATGCCGCATTTATTTTTGCCAGCTTCTCTTGACTATCCGCAAGCCGTTTATATGCCTTTTCAAGCTTTTCATTCGCTCCTGTAAGGTTGTCAGTATTTACGCCTGTACTTTTCAGCTTGTCTGCAAGATTATCAAGTTCCTTTTGCTGCGATTTAATTTTTTCTGTCGTACTTGCAATCTGCTGTTCGTTCTTCTTTAGCTTCTGTGTAAGGGCTTCGCTGGGTTGCTCGGTTTCTTTGATTTCTCTTTGCAGCTTGTCATGCTCTGCCTGTAAGTCCTCCAGCCTGCTTTTATTCAATTCTATTGCCTTCCGTTGCTTCTCAAATGCTGAAATATCGCTTTGAACTTTCTTAACATCGGCAAGTGTGCTTTGAAGCTGCTTTGTTGTTTGCATGGCGGTTTTGAAAGTGCTTGCAAAATTCGAACCTAACGCCGCCTTTAACTGGAAAAGCAACTCGTATTCTTTTCTTGTCGCCGCCAAATTTCCACCCCCTTTTCCGGCATGAAAAAGGCAACCACCCCGGAAGGTGATCGCCTTAACTCGTTGACTTTATTATTTTCTTTTTTCTTTTGCGGCTTCGTTTATGTCTTTAATCCACCTGATAAATTCCGGTATAGTCAGTTCCAGCCAAAACGGTATAGGCGTATATGTTGCCCGTGCCAAAAGAAAGCTTTGTTGCCTAAAATATTTACCGGGATCTATATTTAGTATCCCGTTGATATTAAAAAATTTCGGGCCGCATTTTTAATCTTTGAAAAGTCGGCGATTGGCATGGCTTCGATCACGTCGCTTCCGATACCCCCGGCCTTTGCTGCCATTCTGCAAAGGAAACTTGCCGAAATTTCAGGCGCAAGTACAATTTCGTTTTGTTCTGTCATTTCGTTTTCAATGGCGATCATATCTTTGCCTTGCAGTTCGTTAAAGCGAAACGTAATGCTTGTATATGTGTTTCCTTCGTATTTGAAAGGCTTTTTAAAGTTGTGAACATAAACGCCTTCATTTGTTGATTCCATTGCGGCGTTTGTAACCTCTGTTTCTTTAACTTCTGTAATTACTTTATTTTCGCTCATTGTGATACCTCCATATTATTTTCTTTACCAATAGGGAAAAACCAGCGGGGGTTTTCCGCTGGTTATTTTCCTAAAGCTGTTCTGACTTCTGCCAGATAATCCTTGCCATTTACCTTATAGATGAAATTCAAAATGTCAATTTCAAGTACCTGTTTTCCGTCGATGTAAGAGGCCCAATATGTTACCGCATATTCGCCGGAAGCGTCAGCGGCAGAAGCCGGAGCCAGCTTGCCGGGGTTTAGCTTTTTAGGTTTAACCACCATTACATGTTTTACAGACGTTACAACGGTTTTTCCTGAAACCGTGTCTTTACTCTGCTGCGCTGCTCTTAAATCAATGGTATGGTCGCGGGGTTCAAGCAGGGAAACCGCGTCTTTTGTGAATGTCCTGAAATTCAATGTCAAGGTCATTGCTTCAAGGTGTCCAAGCACAACGCTTTCAAAATTCCCGGATATTCCCGCCCCCTGCACTTCTGCGGTCAAGTTTGAAATTTCCGGCAATGTTACTTCTGCCATGCCATAATACTCAACCGCGTTTTCGTATACCGCAAAGTTGATTATGGATTCGTTAACTTTCATATCTCTTTACCTCCGTTTCATTAGCTGAATAACGCGGTCAAATAAGCCGTGTCAAATTCAAGCACAAATTCAATTTCGCGCGCCGGAACGGGTGGTGCCATGTATATATGGAACTTTATTTTGCCCGCTAAAAGGCTTGTCAGTGGGTTTTCATCTTCCCTGAACTCAACTCTTGCACCTAGCAACTTTTCCTCGGAAGTAAGGCCGTTTAACCATATGTTGATTGAATCGACAATGCTATTTACAAGCCTTTTATTCGTCGGATTATCAACTTTGTTCCAATAGGTTTGTATGATCGTGCTGCCTACCCATCCGAACATACGCGAAACACAAATAAAGTAATCTTTAATATCTGTGCTTGCCGGGAAACATGCAGTTTCATTTCCCCACAAAACATAGTTAGAAATAAAATTCAGGGCCGTTACAACGCCGTTTTCGTTCAGGTAATTTGCCTGATTAAGATCAAGAACAACTTCTGTTCCACCTTTTACAACAAGCGAATCAATCTGCAATTTCTTATTTGAAGGCGATTCGTAAGGGCAGCCGTCATTCTTTGTGTCAACTTGTGCTATAAGTCCCGCTACATGTGTTGACATATGGAATGTTTTATCTCCCAGCTTCACAAGCGGCCAACAAATAACCTGTGTTTTGTCAGTAATGTTTTTCCCATTCTTCCAAGCCGGAACCTCACTGTAATGATCTGCGCCGCTTACGCTGTCTGTATCAACGTCAATCAGGGCCTTTGCAGTAAATAAACTGTTTATTCCTGCTGCCTTCGTTGCCATTGCTGCGGCAACTGTTGATTCGTGCGAAAATCCCGGTGCAAGAATTAGATCAGGAATAATTCCAAACATCGGAAGAACCTGATTGATACATTCAAGCCCGGTTGTTTTTTTCGTTTCTGTGTTATAACCTCCGATGATCTCCATTGAAGTAACGTCGCTGGGTTTAACCTGACTATATGCAACATTCAGTTTTGTTGCTGAATAAGCCGCTCCACCGCTTAATACCTCAATAATAAGGTTTTCGCCTTCATAAAACAGGGCATAATCTGTATCTTTTACATACGGTTCACCCGCTCCGCCTTGCGCTTTTACAACAACCGTTGTGTCGATAGCTTCAAGCGGCAATTTGATCTGCTTTGCTATAACGTCTTTGTCTGCTGCTGCAACCGATTCTTTCATTGTTTCCGGGTCAAGGACGTTCAAGAAAATAATCGGCGCCATACCGTACAGCTTAAAATGCGAATAAATTACTTCGCAAAGTGTGTATTTGTCCCATGCGTCGCTATATCCCAGCGCGGCAACTGCTTCCGCGTAAGAATTAGCAAGTATCGGAACATTAACCTTGCCGCCCACCGATTGAACAGGGGCGGTTCCTACGACAAACGGAATTCCGCTTCCTGCAACTACGGGCGTTGCAACGGAAGTCGTCTGTTCGGAAACTTTAACTCCATGATAAAAACTCATTCTTCTTTCCTCCCTTATGCCTTAAATTCGGAAGCCAATTCAACATAACATCTGTTGAGGGCATTTCCTGTTTTACTTACCTGTTCCCGGCTTCTTGCCAGTTCCTCAATAGGAACAATCAGATTTTTAATTTTAGGATATTTCTCCAGCACGTCAGCAAGGTATTTTTCGATTTCTTCTCTGCTCCCCGTAAATATTGCATTTTTTAGCAATTTTCCGCGTGGAACGGAAGGCCCGATGTATACATATTGCTTCGGTGCGTTTTTTGCGGCCTGTGGCTCGTTTTTTTCCGTCATGCTATTACTTGCATTTACTGCTTCTTTTTGTTCGTCTGTGGCTATTTCTGCCGCCTTGTACGGCTCATTCTTACCGCTGTTTTTTACTGCCATACGGCTTGCACCTCTCTTTCAATTGCGGGAAGTTCCCACGTTACTATCATTTCTCCCAAGTAGTAAGGACTTGTATCATCTGTATAGACAATGTATTCAAGCGGGCTGTCAAGTTTCAAAATAAACTGTTCTGCTATAATGCCCGTTTTTAATAACGCCACCCGTATTCTCGTAATGACGTTTAACACATCATATGCACCCACGCCGCCATCCTCGGAATAAGTTGCCACAACAATGCGTATTTTACATTCGCTTTCAGGGTCTCTGCCCGGCTCCTGTGTGTCCTTCCCGGTCAGGAATTGAAGAAGAATGTACGGAATAAGTTTTGTTTCCGATTCCTTGTCAGGAAGTCGCATTTTGTGAACTTCTGCGGCCCTGTATTGTGGCTTTGCATTTTCGCCTTTTGTTCGTACGCAAAGCGAAATATCTTTCACCTGTTCCTCGATGAACTCTTTTAGTGCGTCAATTAAATTTATAGGTGTCATTTGTTCATTCCGTCACCCTTTCTTTTCGCCGCCGATTCGTACTCCCACAAGCACGGGTGCGGCTTTATATCCCGTAACCGTTCAGTATCCGGGAAATTTCCTGCTCAATGCGCTTGTTTATAGTTTCTTGCGCTGCTGCTTCGATTTTGGTTATTACCTTCGTGTTTTCAACCATCTTTGCGGTAGACGGGCCGTAAAACTGGTCATATCGGCCTTGTTGTGTTTCCGCTCCGATTCTTTCAGCATGTTTGCTTTTCCCGCTCTTGTTGGCTCTGTTTTTCATGTATTCGCCCGATAAGCGTTCAAAAATCCCGTAATGCCCGCTTTTCATCTTTGCAACAAAAGCATGGCTGAACTTAGTACGTGCGCCCTTCAATACCCCAACCGAAACCGATTCGCTTTCCCGCGGCGTTGGCGTTTTGGGTGACACGTTGAACCTGTAAAGCGGTATCGCAAACCCCGAAAAGCTTAAATATCCCACCACTTCGTTGTCTTGTGCTATCGCTTTCCGTAAATTTACATTTGTTTCAGCCCGCAAGTTCGTCTTAGAAATCGCATATACATTGCTGAGTTCCTTGAATGTATGCGATCTTGCCGTTGTTAAGGCCCGGTCAAACACGTTCTTGATCGCTTTTTCCGGGCCTTTTGTAATTCCACTCAAAAGCAAATTGATTCTGTCAATCTGTTTTTCTGTTATCTCGATCATGCTTAACCACCGCCGTTATTCGTCAAGCATTTCAAGGTAAAGCACAATTTCCCCGGCTTCAACCTCTACTTTTGCTATATTGAAAATATCGTCCTCGATTTCAATTTTCCTGTCTTTCCGGGGCATTGTCGGCAGATCGTCAGCGGCAATATAAACTTTAACATCGCAAAGGAAAATGCCGTCCGCGTTATCTGTGGACGGCCTTTTTCTGTCCTTTGCTCCATCATAGTCCATTATGACCGGGATACGATACCATTTCCCGTCATACTTTACCGCTTTTTCTTCTGCAAACTCCTGTGCGTTATGAAAAACGTCTTTAATGTCCTTCTTTATAACATCTTTGAAGTTCATCTTATATCACCTTTGCAACAAACCAGCTATCCACTTCATGTGGAACAGGTAAAGGCTTGCTGTTTAATTGCAGAAAACGGCGGGACGGTCTGCGTTCAATCCATGTTTCAGGCACAATCTGCCCTTCAACTGTGATAAAGTTTTCTGTTACGCTGTCAAGCAATGTAACTGCTCCATAACACATGGAAAACTCTGCTGCTGTTGACATAAGCGCAAGGGTTTTTTCGGGAACCAACGGCTTTTGTTCCGGGTTGTTCGGGTCTGTCCAGTTATCAAGATACCATTCATTGTAAGTGTAAATGTCCAGCCCAAGCTTGTTGATTGTTCCGATGTAAGTAACGCCGTTCGGCAATTCCCGCGGCTTAATAACTGCAATGTCATACGCTTTAACATCAAGCAACTTCATAACCTTTGGATGGTTTACAAAGGCATTCGCAACGTCTTTTGACATTATGCAAACATTGCAGTTTACAAAACCGTTCTTTTGCACGGTTTCATGCCAACGCTCTAAATCTGCTATCGGGTCAGAAGTTTCTGCGCTCCATTTTTTAGCTGCCGTTGTGATTTCTTCCTTGTTTGTGAATGAAAAGTCGATTTCTTCATTCACGCCTTCGCCGACAATGGGAATCTTCCCCGTAAATATAGCCTGTGCGCACATCCATTCTTCCCTACGCACAATTTGCTCCCTTAACTCGGTAAAATCTTCCGCCATTTTTTCAACGGCTCTTTCAGCGGGTGTTTTGCCGCTGTAAAGCGATTCTCCGGGGCTTCTTGTCAGAAGATCGTCAATTGTTGTTATTTTGTTTGGCGCAAGTAATACAGGGGTATAGGTTTTTGTCTGATAACCGCTGTTTGCAACTGTCTTTCCGCCTATTCTCGGATTGACAAACGGGGCCAGTTCTCTATTGCCCTTTTTAATGTCGATGTCAACGCTTTTTGTCGGGAATGTTAAAGGGTTTTTGAAAAACGTTGAACGGAAAAATGTACGCACCGGGGGCATTCTGCGAATTACTTTACCCATAGTGCGGGGATCATAAATACTGATTTCGTTAGCCATTTCTTATTCCTCCTCTTATTTCAAGAAAATTCCCAGCTTGCGGAAGTGGGGTTTTAGCATTTCTTCTGTTACATTTTCAGGCCATTCAATACTGGCTGCAAAAAATTCACCTGTTAAGTAAACAACAACTTCTGTTCCTTCGGTTGCCGCTTCCGCCGCGATTCCATATAAGCCTTCCGACGTGTTTTCTTCTGCTGTTTTTTCTGGTTCCGTTGTAGCGTCTATGAATACAACGGGTTGAATCTTTCCTGCCACCATTTTTACGGGTTCGTATTTCTTAACGGTTTTCCCCGTATCAACAATTCCGGTTTCCTTTGCAATAGGGAAGTCCCCCGCAAAGAAGTTATCCGGGGTAAGTGTTGCCGTATTAATTTCGTACATTTTTCATTCCTCCTTATTTCCTTTCCGGTAATACTTTGTCGATAGCTTCATCGAATGGGTTTTTCTCGGTTTTACCCATTCCGCCTTCGTGTCCTTCCGATTTAACGCCGTTTAAACCGGAAGCAGCAACATCTTTTTCGCGGTTTGCAAGGTAATTTGCACCCAGCTTTTTCTGCTCCGCAATGATCTTCATTGCAACTTCCGCGGCAGCAATAGGTTTTTCAAACTTTGCTTCGTTCACAATATCTTCAAAGCCTTCTATCATAACGCCTTCTATGTCCTGAATCCTTTTGCGCTCCGCGGCCTGCGCTTCTTCCGCAATCTGATTAGTTAGATCGGGGTAAGCTTTCTTTAAATCTTCAACTGTTTTGATCTCCATGTTCGCACCTTCCTTTGCGTTTTGTTTTTGATTTTTATTTGTAAAACTTCCGCCGTTGTGGGCCGTGCGGTAGTTTAACAACGATTTTGGTACACTCTTGAAGCTTGAAATATCAAACGGAATTGAGTTAACTATGACTTTTGAAGCATTTTCAACTTCCGTTTCGATCTTTTCTGAAAAAAGCACTTCGTCACAAAATCCAGCCTTTACCGCTTCTTCTCCTGTATACCATGTTTCCGCGGTCATTAATGCTGCGATTTCTTCGGCTTTTTTGCCTGTTTTTAATACATAGGCGTTTATAATGCTATTTTTTACAACCTTCAATTCGTCAGCAAGCTTTTCAAATTCTTCTGCATTAAACCAACCCATTACACCCATTGACGGATCGTGAACCATGAAAACGCCGTTGCTCGGAATCTGAATTGTATCCCCTGCCATAGCAATAATAGTTGCGGCAGAAGCTGCCCAGCCATCAATCTTAACGGTAATCTTTGCTTTATGGCTTTTTAGCCGGGTATATATTGCTGTTGCTGCGAATACGTCACCGCCTCCGCTGTTAATTCTTACGATGATTTCTTCAACGTCACCCAGCGCGTTCAGTTCGTCGCTGAATTGCCGCGGCGTAATTTCATCGCCCCACCAGCTTGTTTCTGATATTTCGCCGTAAAGTATAAGTTCCGGTGGGCTATCATTTGTCGCCGGGGTGAAATTCCAAAACTTTTTATTTGCTTTCGCTTGTCCCAATGTCCCGTACCTCCTTCATCAACGCTTCTTCTTGTTTTAATTGCGAAATGTTTGTATTAAAGTCTGTACCCGTCAATTCCATAGCTTCACGGGTTCTGTTAGAGAAGCCATTTTCAACCCTCAATTTCGCGGCTGTGACTTCCTGAACGGGGTTTAATAACCCTTGCGCCGGGCCATTCCATTCCGCTTTGCAGTACGCTTTCTGAATAAGTGGATTTGTAAAGAATCCCGGTGCCGATATTCTGCCTTTTGCAACCGCTTCCGCCATCCATTCCTCAAATATCGGCTGGCAAAAGTCGTTTGAAAGCCATGTTCGGTACATGCGGAACATTTTCCACGCTTCAAGCAATGCACCGCGGGAAGCTGAATATGAAGCGTTGAAATTCTTTACAAGCAATTCATACGGAATTTCAAGGGCTGCGCCTATCTGTCGGCTTATGGCAATAACGAAAGCGTCAAAGCCGCTGTTTGGTCGTCCTGGATTTGTTGCATTTGCTTTTTCTCCTTCGTTAAGATCAATAATCGCTCCCGGTGCAAGTTCAAGGCTGCTATCGTCGGCAGCGTCAACCTGTTGTTCTTCCGGGATAATCTCACCGAATCCGGCTTCGCTTGAATTGCTCTCCTTTTCAATAAAAACCGTAAACATGCCCGCAACAACCGCTGCCACAAGTTCCGCGTCAGTATATCTCCCTAATTGTTTAAGTGATTCTATAACCGGAGCAAGTAACGGAACCCCTCTGCGTTGTCCTATTCTTTCCCGGTTCATTATGTGGAGAACATTTCTTCGGCCCGTTAATGCTCCGTAAGCTTCTACCCTTTGCCACCCTGTTTTCCCGGTTTCGCGCGCTGAAAGCGGGTGGTGGTTTGCAATGTAATATGCCACTACCTCTCCGGCTTCATTTGTTTCAACCCCGCCGATGATGTTATCATTCGCTATTCCGTCCGGGTTGCATAGCCTGTCCGCTTCGATAAGTCTTATTCGCAAGTCATACGGCATATTTGCCCGTTTTGTAGTTGGCAGTAATACAATAACGTCACCGCTCATAAGCCAGTTCAGGAATGCAAGCTGTTGAAGTTCCCTGAAATTGTCAAGTCTTTCAAGATCGCAAGCTGTCGAACCCGCCCACAATTCAAATTCGCGTTCGATTTGCTCTTCGATCTGCCGTGCTTTCTCCGGCTCTATGTTCAAAAACTTGTGGTCGATTTGGCTTTTTAATGTTAGTCCGGGGCCTACAACATTTGTTCGCATTGTTTTTAATGCTCCTGTTGCAAGGGGAACGCCCATATAAAGATCACGGGAACGCTGCCGTAATGTTGAAAGGTTTACTTCTATATCTTCATACGCGCTGCCGCCGCCATATAACCAACCCAGCAAGCTTTTTTTAACATGTGAAGCCCCGTAATTCCCGTAACCGCTATCAATTATTTTCAACCGTTGCCGCGCTCCAGCCCTTCTTAAAGCTGTTTCAGGCGAAATTGCGGCGATTGCTTTTTCAAGTATGTTCAATGTTATTCACCCCCTTTACAAGTCGCGTGGAACGGCCCGCATTACCCGGTTTCGCCCTTTGCGTTTTTCAATGTTTTCAAGTTCGTTGATTTTGCCTTCCCAAAACTTGATTTGTTCCCTGATTTCAGCAAGATTTGCCCGCGTCAGGCTCCGGCTTCCTATTGTGTAGCTTTGATTTGTTGTAACTACCAATTCGGCTTTTAACCATTCTGCTAAATGGTTTCTTGCTGTTGTTATATCAATACCAGCCATCTTATATCACCCCCGTTGAACGCTTCTTCCTGCCCGTTTTCTTCGTTTGTGTGACTGGGGAAGCGTCGTTTTTATCCGGTTTTTTCAATACTGGGTTTGCAATCTCCAGCGCAACTGTTGCGTAATTTCGACAATCAAGCGGTTCATTCCGCTTGTACGCCTTATCCTTTAGCACCCATACGTATTGCGCCTTGCCTTTTTTGTATGTCATAACCATTTTTTCAGAAGTCAGGCCCTTAAAGTATTCTTCCGTATACCCTCTATCTTCTTCTTTTGGAAAATGGCAATAATTTGGCCCTTCATTCTTTACCGCAAGCCGTTGATATAAGATTGCTTTTCCTGTATCAACACCCACCGTAAATAATGGGGCCTTTTCTCTGTTTGCTGTTGACGGCCTGCTATAATACGGAACTTCCGCGCCGCCTTTTCCTTTAATCGCGAATATTCTTCGGGCTGTTCGCTCTTTGCAGAATCGGTAAACCTGTGTTGTAAAGTGCCCCCCTGAATCCATGCAAGCACATATAATTTTCATCTTTGCGCCGTCCGCGCGTGTGAATGTCTGATTTAAGAAAGCGTCTAATTCATTCCATACGTTTTTCGTTTTAAGATCGCCGTAAATTACTTGATAACGTATGCCCCAGCTTTCTTTTTCTTCCCCCCATCCGACAACCTCAATTTCGAAACGGTCGTCTTGCGTGTCAATGCCTGCCGTCAGAACCAGCACGTCCTCCGGCACCTCACAATTATATTTTTCACGGCGATTGTAAAGATCGTCGGTTTCTATCTGTTCGCCGTCCTCTTCCCATGTTTGCCCCATCTCTGTGTTTGTCCATGCTTTCAGAAGTTCAATGTTGCCTTTTTTCTTTTCTTCGTTTGCTGTCAGGAACTTTGTCACAATGTCTTTCCATTCAACAAACGTTGACGCAAGGGAATTAAGGTGAAACCCTCTTACGCTTCGTTCAGGATAACGGGCAATAAATTTCCCATTTACAAACTGTTCTTTCCACTCATATTCGCTTGATATAACGCCGCATTTCCTGCAAACATGGCTTATTTCTTGCGGATTGTTTTTGTCAAAGTGTATTTGCGCCCATTCTAATGGTTGCAATTCACCGCAAGCAGGGCAAGGAACATGCCATATTTCCTGTGTTGAATGTTCAAATTCAACCTCTATGCGGGAAAGCCCCTTTATCGTCGGCGTTGAAACGCAAACTTCTTTTTTGTTCCAAAAGGTAGCAAGCCGCTTTCCTGCAAGTAATAACGGGTCGCCTTCATTTCCTGCCGTCGCCGGGTATCTGTCTATTTCATCGGCAAGCAATATTCTAATCGGGCGGGAAGCAAGGGAAGATGAAGAATTTGCGCCTACCATCGTAACGTGTCCGCCCGGAAATATCTTTTGAAGTATTGTATTTCCGCTATTCCTGCTTTTATCGTTTACTTTATCCCTTAAAACCGGTGTATCCCGCAACATTGGTGTAAGTCTATCTTTTGAAAAACTTTCGGCCATCTGAATAGTCGGTTGCAATACTAAGATCGGGCTGGGGTCATAGTGCATATAGTAGCCTATCGGATTCAATATAAAACCGTCTGTTTTTCCTAATTGCGCCGCGCTCATTACAACAACCTTTTGTGTTTTAATGTCCGTGATCGCGTCCATAATTTCCCGCTGATAAGGTGCCTTTGATGTTCTCCATCGCCCCGGCTCTGCCGATGATTCAGGTGAAAGTCTGCGGTATTCGTCAGCCCATTCCGAAAGGGTTAAATCCGGGGGCGGCTTCAAAACACTGAAAATGCGTTTCAATAAATCATGCGTCGCTTTTTTCATTGTCGCTCCTTTCCCCGAATGCCGTATCGTAATCCGATAATTCTAATAATGCTTCATCAATTTGTGCTTTTATGATCTTGAATATCTCGGCCCGGTCAGTTTTTTTTGCAAGTACGGGTGAAAGCTTCGCCGGAATAGCCATTAAGCGGCTTTTGAAATTAACCAGCATGTCCTTCATAACGGTTTCAATAACTTCTGCTTCATGCAGCCGCCCTTCTTTAAGGTGTAGTTCGAATTCCTCGTTAAGCCGCTTTGCCCTGATAAGTTTTGCCCTCTCTGTGTTGTAGTCGATATTATCTTCACTTTCCGGGTTCCGCTTCCTCAAATAATTTATGTACTTGTGCGTTGTTTCCTGTAAATTGTAAAGGCCCGGTGCCGCTTCGCTGATAACTTTTTCGTCGCGCAATTGCCTTACTCGGCGTTCTGTCAGATCAAGGAACCGGGCAACTGCTTTTGCGTCGTAAAGTTTCACGTTTTAGCACCCCCTCTAACTTTACTTTTTTAAACCCACCCCCTTAAAAATGCCGCTTCCGGGGTTCGGAAGCGATTTTTTTCTTTTTTTCTCTGCCTATATTCTGGGGGTCGCCGGACCCGCAAGGCTTTCCCCTTCTCTGGAAGAACCTACCATTTAACGGCAAAAAGCCCTTAAATCGGGCCTTCTTTTTCAATGTCAGGATCGAAATCATCGTTTATTTCTCCCGTTTCCGGGTCAATCTCATATTCGCCGCTCAACTTTTGCTTTGATAATCTGTATTTCTTTTCCTCCAGCAATAGGCGGCGTGATTCTAATTCGTAAGCCTTTATGCTATCAAGTAGCCTTATAATCCTTCCGTGGGTTTTATCTAATTCGGCCCGCAATTTCAAAGCCCTGTCAAACGGGCTGGCTTTTATGATTGTTTGCATTGCGGTTTTCATGCCGGGTAATTCCTGTTCTTCTTCGTCGCCGTCGTCCTCTCCGTCTTTTTTCTTTCCCTTTGGCACAAGCATTTCAACAACCTTATCAACATATAATGATTCCGGGCTGTCCTGATCAAGCCTTGCAATCCTCTTTTTAAGATCGTTTTCTTTTGCGACAAGGGTTTGTAATTCGCGTAACATGTTTGCTTGTGTGTCAAGGTTTATTGATTCGATCAGGGCCTTTTCTTCCTCCGATAATTCATCAAAGTATATTGTCTTATATGCCCCGTGGGTAAGCGCATTTTCATTCCGCTTCGGTGCGCCGCTTCCTACGGCATTCTTATTTCCGGGTTGTGCGCCGCGCTTACGTTTCGATCTTTGCTCTTCAAGTGCTGCTTTCCAGTTGTCCTCACTTTTCCATTTCCTTATGCGGCCTTCGGTTACGCCAGCCGCTTCCGCAAGCTGCTTTGTTGTAAGCTTTCCGTCACTTTCAAGGTACATTTTTTTAGCTTCATCACGATTCGGATTTCTTTTTCTTCCCACGCGCTTACCTCCCTTTATTCGTTTGTTTTTGTTTTTTGCTTTCTCTGCCTGCGGCGGAAATATATTTTTTTATAAAATCTAATTCCAAAATTCCCTTATAATGAAAAGCAAGGCGTGGATTTGCTCCCGGCCTTGCCCTATAAAAACACTTTTTACAATACTGATTATATCAGTAAAAACGGGCAATGGCGGGCAATCTTTATTTCGGAAATTTATAAGTTGAAATAATTTTATTTTTACTAAATTGAACACATAATTTTTCAAGCGCATTATCGCGAATATTTTTACATTGCCTTTCTGAATAATGAACTTGTCCCGTTATTTGTGCCCATTGCTGTCCCTCTATGTAAAACGAAATAATGATAACACGGCTAACATGGTTTAAGGTATTTATTTCTTTTAAAATCTCTGTTTTCAACTCACAGAGCTTCCTGTTTTGCTCCCGTAATTCTTTCAAGGTATTAAATACTGTTTCCGGTATGTTCCACACGGCAATTTCAACCGTGCTTGGTGTGTTGCCCTTGCCTTTTGGCAACCCATCAATAACGGTTGCTCTAATGCCTGAATAATATCTATCTTCAAGATCGTTTATGATCCTCATATTAAATTGAACGTCTTTGTCGATTGTTCGGTAAAACTCTAATATCTTGATTGCCTTTTCTTTGTCCATATGCCCACCTTTACCTTTCTATAGTTTATTTTTCTGCCTGCTTTAAGGCGGCTTGTAAACCCTTAAAACGGCGTTTATTCTTCTGCTTTCGTAACTCTTATATCTTACAAAAATCTGATTTTGCTTTATTTCTTCCTGTTGCCGTTTCCGCTTCCGTCGCTCTCTGCCGGGCGGCCCTTGTGTAAGTATGCTTTTCAGTATTCCCGGCAGTATTTCTTTTAACTTTTTGCATACTTCCTTAACCGCTTCAATAAATTGCTTAATTGTCGTTTGAATAAACTTCCATGCTTCCCGAATCCTCTTCATATCCTCTTCACTTAATGTTGGGCGCATTGTTTACCCTCCGTTCTTTTATTTCTTCCATCCAACGGCGCAAGTCCTCTGCAAGTGTTTTGTTTGGTGTAGCTTCTGCATATGCGTATATTGCAGCTATTGCGGCAGGATCGCGATCAGGGCGTAAAACAAAGCAATCATAAACGGGGCTTCCGTCAGAAACTTTTGTGACATTGTATTTAATCTTTAAACCCTCCTGCTTGTCCTGCTCCTGTTCGTTTTCTTTTTCTTTTTCATGGGTTGAAACAGAAGGTAAAAACTGCTTGTTTTTGTCCTGCTTTTCCGCCTTCTTTTGAAGCAATTCTGCTAATTCTTCATTGCATGAAGGGGAACAACCATCTTTGCAAAATCTTTTAACTTCCGCTTCGGTTAATGGAATATCTTTGTTCATCGGGCAACTGTTGTTTTTTGGCTGCTCCCCTTCCTGTTTCATTGCTTTTGCTTCTTTTATTGAAATCGTGCCTTTTTCTTTGTATTCTTTGAAAGCTTCTTTTTGTTGTTCCTTTGGTAGTCCTGAAAGTTCGTATGCAGCCGATATATTAACGCGTCCCTCTTTTAATTCTTCTTTGAACTCCGGCGTAAGGTTCTTTGATATTGCTTCCATGCGTCCGATCTGTGCCGGAGAAGTTTTTAATGCTTCCGCAATAAGATCGCGCATTCGGCCCGGCAACTTTTCACGTTTTCTTAATTCCTCCAGCAACGCCCGCATTTCTTCGGCCTGTTTTATCTTCTCCCAATCAGAAAGCTGGCGGGCTGTTGAATTTGTTGTTATTAGCAGAAGTCGTTCTTTTATTTCGTCCTCTTCCGTTTCGATTCCGCAAGGCACATATTCAAATTCTGTTTTTCCTTCTTCAACCAGCGCAAGGGCCGCAAGGCGGCGGCGGTGTCCTGCAATAATTCTGTATTTACCGCCACCGATAGGTTTTACGGTCAAGTTTTGCTTTACGCCGAACATTTCTATTGACATTTTTAATTCCTCGATCTGTTCTGTTGAATAAAAGTTGTCTTTTGAAGGTACAAGATCATAAACCGAAAGCGGCATTACTTTATAAAATTGTTTGCGCCTTGCTGGTTCCTCTTCCGCTCCGCTTAATGATTTTTCATTCAAAAGCTGATTCAAATTAAACTTTGCCATTTCAAACGCTCCTTTCTATGTGTCCGATTCGGTCACATTGACAAGTATTCTTCAACAAGTTTTATATAGTCTAATGCTGCGCCGCACCTACGCGAATATTCGATGATAGGGGCAGCGGCAAATGTGCTTTCGTCAACCTTTTCTGTTTTGCGTATATGGGTTTTAAATACCGGGAATTCCCGCTGGGTATTCAGCCATTCTTCACCTTGTTTGTTTACTTCGTTGCGCTGATAACATGTAACAAAGCAGCCTTTCAGGCATAAGCAAGGGTTTAATTCTTCCCGCGTATTGTCAATCTGTTCTTTCAGTTCTGCCAGCCCGTCAAATGCGAACTTGTCAATTTTTATCGGTATCATTACATCATCAGAAGCCACCAGCGCGTTTATAGTTGAAATATTTATGTCCGGGGCATTATCTATAATGCAATAATCATAATCGTTTGAAATC